CGATGACGAGCAGTTCATCGATGAAGACCCAGGCATGGATGAAGAGCAGATTGAATCGATCGCGCGTCTAGCGATTGAGGACGCTGTCGATTTCATCGATAACACGGTCAGCCCTGGTCGCGCAGAAGCCGCCGAGTATTACAACGGCGAGCCATTCGGTAATGAGCAAGAAGGCCGCTCAACTGCGATGACGATGGACGTGCGCGATACCGTGCAAGCCATGCTCCCGAGCTTGATGCGCGTTTTCTGCGGCAGCGATCACGTTGTCGAGTACGCGCCTCACGGGCCAGAAGACGTTGAGGTCGCAAAGCAAGCGACCGATTACGTGAACTACGTGCTTAACCAGGACCAAGACGAGGCGTTTGTCTCGATCATGTACCAGTGTTTCAAGGACGCGCTCGTCAAGGGCAGCGGATTCCTAAAGTATTACTGGGATGAGTCGGACGAGGTTAAGACTTACGAATTAAAAGGACTCGATGACCAGGCGCTTGCGGCCTTAAACGCAGACCCAAACATCGAAGTCAGAATGCTATCTAGCAGCGCGAGCAACGACCAGGTCGATTCGCAAACTGGTCAGCCGCAAGTGCTACATGACGTTTCTGTCATTCACCGAACGGTGAGAGGCAAAGTCAAAGTAGCGGCGGTGCCACCCGAGGAGATTCTCGTCTCGCGTCACGCTCGCTCCTTTGCGGATGCGGATCTCATCGGACACCGCCGCTACGCCACCGTTAGCGAGCTCGTCGAAATGGGTTACGACTTCGACACCGTGACTAACTTTCAAACAGAAGACGATGACTTCACGCTCTACAACGTCGAGGCGCGCGAGCGCATGCTAAGCGAGCAAGACAATCGCGATTATTCAGATGACCCTGCGCGTCGCCGCGTTTTGTACGTCGAGGCGTTCATGCAGATCGACGTTGACGGGGACGGCATTGCCGAACTGCGCAAGCTGTGCTGCATGGGGCCGAACTACGAAGTGATGCGCAACGAGCCCGCCGATGATATTCCCTTCGCTCATTTCTGCCCTGACCCTGAGCCGCATGCTTTCTTTGGTATGTCGATCGCGGACCTCACGATGGACATCCAGCGAATCAAATCGGCAGTACTTCGTGCGAGCCTTGATAGTCTTGCTATGTCTACTCATCCAAGGGTCGGCATTGTAGAAGGGCAAGCCTCGCTCGAAGACGTGATGAACGTCGAGGCCGGCGGCATCATTCGCATGCGCAACCCTGGCGCGGTTGTTCCTTTCACCCTGCCTTACGTTGGCCAGTCGGCATTCCCGATGATGGAGTACCTCGATCAACTCAAAGAGAACCGGACTGGGATATCGAAAGCCGCCGACGGTCTAGCACCTGAGCAACTCCAATCGAGCACGCTCATGGCCGTCCAGCAGACGATCTCAGCGGCGCAGCAACGCATTGAGATGATTAGTCGCCTGTTCGCAGAAAACGGCATGACGCGCCTCTACAAAGGTCTGCTAAGGCTAATCATCCAGTATCAAGATCAGCCGCGCATGATTCGCTTGCGCAACCAGTTTGTGCCTATGTCGCCCGATGTTTGGAACGCGGAAATGGACGTGGTTAGTAATGTCCACCTCGGTCGCGGCTCCGATCAAGAGCGCATGGGCATGTTGCAGCAGGTCGCGCAAAAGCAAGAAATGATCATGCAGCAACTTGGCCCGCAGAATCCAATGGTCAGCCCGACCAACTACTACGCGACGCTCACACAAATGCTAGAGCTCGCCGGGTTCAAGGACATCAACCGATTCTTTATGGACCCAACTCAAGCCATGCAGCAGATGCAGGCCCAGGCGCAACAGCAAGAGCAGCAGCCTGACCCGAACCAGCAACTGATCCAACTGCAAATGCAGGCGCTCCAGGTCGATATCCAGAAGAAGCAAGCCGAGCTGGAACTAGAGCGCGAGAAGATGATGCGCGAAGACGATCGGCGTCGAGATAAGGATGAGGCCGACATGGTCTTGAAGGCTGCAGAGCTTGAAGCGCGTTACGGCGCCCAGGTGAACATCGCTGAGATCAAGGCGAACGCCGATCGAGATCGTGAGGTAGTGAGACAAATTGCGGGTGCGGTGAATGGCCAAGTCTGAGCACCAGTACCTGGAGAACATTCAGAGAATGTTCGATGACCCTGACTTCCAGACTTTGACGGACAGGGTGAAGTACGAATTTTTTGAAGCGTGGCAACGTGAGCGCAAGCCCGACGAGCGGGAACGCATTCACGCGAAATTACAAGCACTCGACCAACTGATCAATGCCATGAGGGCGGCGGCAGACTCGATTGCTTTCGAAAAGCAAAGGAGCAACTGAAATTATGAGTGATAGAATTGAAGGCGAAGAATCTCCAGATCTGGGGATATCTTCAGCGCAAAGCGCGATATTGGATATGTTGTCCCCCTCGGAAGAGGATACGGCAGAAGATTCAGAAGAGCGCGTTGACGAGTCCTATGAGGGCGAGGTCTTAGATGAAGCTGCAGAAGAGTACACCGACGAGGAGCTCGAAGCAGATGAAGAAGAGATCGATCTGGATGATGATGAACAAGAGCCAGACGAGCTTGAGACAGACGGCCAGACTTTCACCGTTAAAGTAAACGGAGAGGAAGTCGAGGTCGCGCTAGACGAGCTCAAGGCAGGCTACTCACGTCAATCAGACTACACAAAGAAGTCGCAAGCATTATCGGAAGAACGAAGATCGTTCGAGCAAGACCGGGATGCTGTGTTACTAGAGCGACAGCAATACGCCCAACTTCTTGGGGCACTGCAGCAACAACTGAACGGAATGGATGAGCCCGCCCCGGACTTCGACAAGATGTACGACGAAGATCCGATTGAGGCGACGCGACTCGAACGCCAATGGCAACAGCGGCAAGCTGCCAAGCAACAGAAAATGCAGGCGATACAACTCGAACAGCAGAGAGTGGAAGAGGCTAATCGACAGTATCAAATGCAGGCAATGCAGCAGGTCTTAGCCGAGGAAGTACAACGACTTCCCGACGTTATCCCTGAGTGGAAGAACGAGGATGTTGCGGCGAAAGAACGTGAAGAGCTCCGTGAGTATTTGATTAACTCGGGTGTTGCAGAAGAAGAATTGCAAGCCCTAGTTCGCGCAAACCACATCAAAGTGCTGCGAAAAGCAATGCTCTACGACAGAGGCCAGAAGCGCGTAAAGCGCGCAACGAAAGACGGCCGTCGATCCAAAGTGGTTAGACCTGGCAGCAGCCAGGCGCAAGCCAAGCCAAGTTCAAGGAAGCAGAAGTCAGCTCGTCAACGTCTTGCTAGGAGTGGTCGCATGGATGATGCGGCCTCATTACTTGAATCGATGCTCTAAGGAATTAATCAATGGCTATCGTAACTAACACTTTCACGAAATATAGTGCCGTCGGCATTCGTGAAGATTTAGCGAATGTAATTTTCAACATCTCGCCCCAAACGACACCTTTCGTGTCAAACATGACCAAGCGTCGCAACGTCAGCAACACTTTCTTCGAGTGGCAGACTGACTCGCTCGCGGCTGCAGCAGCTAACGCACAGATCGATGGTGATGATCTGTCTTCTTACACTGCAGTGACTGCGACTTCTCGACTCGGTAACTACACGCAGATCATGCGCAAGGACTTCATCATTGCTGACAACCTCGGCGGTGCATTAGACCTCGCTGGTCGCCGATCAGAGATCGCTTACCAACTCGCTAAGAAGGGCGACGAGCTCAAGCGCGACATGGAGTTCAACCTTTGCGGCGTGAACCAAGCAGCAGTAGCTGGTAACAACACAACCGCTCGCAAGACTGCTTCTTTGTCTGCGTTCATCAAGACCAACACTTCACGCGGAACAGGCGGTGCAGATCCCACTGTATCAAGCGGCGTAGTTAACGCTGCCGCTACTGACGGTACGCAGCGCGCCATCACTGAAACTCTGCTCAAGACTGTATTGCAATCGGTATGGTCAGAAGGCGGTGAGCCCAAGATGGCAATGGTTGGTCCGCACGTTAAGACTGTGATCTCTGGCTTTGCTGGTATCGCGGCTCAGCGTTACATGGCTCCTTCTGATTCACCCACCACCATCATCGGTGCGGCTGACGTTTACATGAGTGACTTCGGATCTGTACAGATCGTTCCTTCTCGTTTCTCACGAGCACGCGACTGCTACATCGTTGATCCCGATATGTGTGAACTGGCTACGCTGCGTCCTATCCAGAGCGAAGAGCTCGCTAAGACTGGTGACGCAACTAAGTACATG